GCCGTGCTCGAGTGTGAGGAGGTTGTATGAGCATCGAAGCCGCAACGCGTGAGATGCTGAACGCGAGCGCAGCGCTCAACATCTACCCGATCACGCATGGGTACCGGTTGCAGAACAGTGGCTTGCCGGCGATTACGTTTGAGATCACAAACAACGAGCGCACCGCTGTGAGCGGTCACTGGCTTGCATCGGCTCAAATCAAAGTAGTCGCACTGGAAACGGGTACGGCGCTCACAATCGCTGCCGACGTTCCTGCGGCTTGCGTGCCGGCGTCTTACTTGTTCGGCTCTTACACATTCGACGCAGTCATATTCCGTGGCCGAACGGCCGACGCCGCATCGGTCGGCGAAGGTGACGAGCAAGAGCCAGCGGAAGTCAACTGCGAAGTGGACATCTACTACAGGGAGAACTAAATGCCCGCGATTTCATCAGCGCTTGCATCGTTTAAATGGGGCAGTTCCGCAGTATCGACCGGGCTTGGCACAGTGTCGATTCAAAGGGACGCAACGATGATCGACACCACCGACATCGCCACAGGCCCGCGCACATACATTGTCGGAAACCGCGGATGTACCGCAACCATCGACATGTTTTACGATCAAGGTGATGCAGGAATGTTGGCAGTAGAGGCCGCAATTAATAGTGGCGCTGGAAGCGAAACAGCGCTCATTACTTTGGCAAGCGGCATGACCTATAGCGGTCAAGCGTTTGTGCAATCTTTCAGCGCAACGGCTTCAACAAATGAAGTGGTTCGAGCAAATTTCACGCTTCAATACACAGGAGTAATTACAGTCGGATGAGCATTCGAGACGCACTTACCCTAAAGAACTGGCACGGCACGCTCCCCAACGGCGTCGCCGTCGAGTTGCTCCGACCGTCAGCGCTCGACCTCATCGAAGCGCTTGACATGTCGGCGAAAGACCCGCAGCGGCTTTCCGCGTGGATGGTCGCTCGGCACCTCGTTGAGAACGGCGCACCAGTGTTCGCGAGCGTGGACGAAGCGCTCGCCGCTGACGCGTTCACGGTGCAGAAGATTTCAGCGCTGGTGGAGCGGCTGTACGCCGAAGGCCGGGACTAACTGACGCCGCACGTCGGGTGCTACGTGTGGCGTTCTCACTGACGAGCACCGATCTCGCCACGTTGAGCGTTGCAGCGCTGAACGTGGAAATGGATATCCCTGATTGGGACGGCATCCGACGTGAACTCGACCGCCGCAAAACGAGCCGGATTCAAGATCCAGTTCAGACCCTCGAAAGAGGATTTGGAGAAGATCGCGGCGATCGCGTCGGAACTTCCAAAGAAGATGCGCAAGAAAATCGTGCGCAAAGGACTGCGCAACTGGGGCGACGCGGTGAAGCGCACGATGAAAGCGCTGGCGTTGCCGAAGGCAAAGCGCACCAAGCGCGATATCGCAGTCAAGACCAAGACGTACCGCAAGGGGATCATTTGGGCCGGCGTCGGCGTCCGCAAGGATGGCAACCGCGTCGGTAAGCGCTCGCACTTCTACGACCAGGGCTGGCGTCCAGTGCGCAAAGGACTCAG